CCATAGCTATTGGTACGTCCTGCATTACATCCAATGAAATTATTATGATTACCTGTCGTATTGCCATATCCTGCATAACAACCTATGAATCTATTATTCGCACCGGTTGTGTTGAATACTCCAGCGTGTTTTCCGAAGAAGGTATTTGAGCTACCAGTAGTATTATTATAACCTGCTTGGTATCCAAAGAAATTATTATAGGAGCCAGTAGTATTATAAAATCCTGCATTGGCTCCGAAGAAATTATTAAGAGAAGCGAGTGTATTAGAACGACCTGCAAAATACCCAAAGAAGTTGTTACATTCTCCTTGGGTGTTACAAAATCCTGAACCATAACCAAAGAAATTATTATGATATGCGGTTGTATTATTAAGCCCTGCATTTGTTCCAAAAAAGTTATTATATCTACCATCGGTATTACAATACCCTGCACAATTTCCTATAAAGTTATTGTGGAACCCGTTACAATTATTAAAACCTGCATTAATGCCTACAATGAAGTTGTATTTACCATTGTTATAATAACCAGCGCACAGACCTGCAATGAAATTATAACTGCCTGTTGTGTTACAAAATCCCGCTTGTCTACCCACAAAGAAGTTATCTGATCCTAAGGTATTATTACGACCTGTACGATACCCTATAAAGGTATTATAGCTGCCTGTGGTATTATTACGACCTGCACATTGTCCAAAGAAGTTGTTGTAACTACCTTCAGTATTACATTGCCCAGCATTTCTTCCTAAGAAATTATTGTCTAAGCCAGTTGTGTTAGAGCGACCTGCACTTGATCCAAAGAAATTATTAGAAATACCGGTTGTGTTGCAAAGACCTGCACTTGATCCAAAGAAATTATTAGATCCGCCTGTTGTGTTGCTACGACCAGCATTTCTTCCTAGGAAATTATTATCACACCCAGAGGTGTTACTAAATCCAGCACAAAATCCTGCGAAGTTGTTGTAACTTCCAGAAGTCGTCGAAACACCGGTGCATTTTCCTGCAAAGAAGTTACATGATCCAACAGATGTAGTAATAATACCCGAAAATACATTTGCTGTAAGAACGTTTGCGGCTAGATTGGTAAACTTTCCTGTGCTTCTTGTCGTTTCACCAATAGGAGTATTATCAATAGCAGATATTGACACACTATCAGCCGTAGCAGAAAGAACAGCAGCACCAAGATTAATAGTTGTGCCGCTTAAGTATAAATCCTTAAATCTTAAAGATGGACTACCTAAATTGTATGTTAAGTTAGCTGAGGGAAGAATGTTTCCAGATATGATATCATTTGCTGTTAGTTTATTAACTGCTAAATTCGCCAATCTGAATGATGCATTTGCGGTATCAATATCAACCGCAGCATCAGGTTCTGGTAGATAACCTTCAAATACTTTCCATGTACCGTTATCTGAGGCATCACGGAAGAATCCTGCATGCTGGTATGTTCCATCATTGTAGTTACCTACAAAACCAAAGTCGATATTGCTATTGTAATCTGCATCATTTAGATAGATAAAGTTGTCTGAAATAATTAAATTATTTGCAGCAATAGTTGTTACATTTCCTGTGAAGGTTACGTTTGCTTCGAAATTTACAGGACCTGTGACGGTTTGTAGAGTGTCTTTTGATAATCTAACAAATCTATTATCTAGATTTACTGTGGCTACAGAAGCGCTCGTAACGTGCCCAAAGGTATCGAATCCCAATGAAACATCTTGAATTACTGTTCCGTCAGAATTGTCTGATGATACGTTTGCGGTTGAGCTAGTGTCTGCGTGTGCAATTGTAACAACATTACCTTCATCTGCAGTGCCTGATACGGTTAATCCCGATCCTACGGTTATGTTTGAAACATATGGGCCTGTTGTATCAGTGCCTAAAGCAACAGAATTGGGTTGAATTGTAGTTGAAATAGAAAATAAAGTGCTATTTGCCGTTAAAACTGCGTTGGCAGATCCTGAAACATCACCAGTTAATAAAATATTCGCTACAGTGACAGGCACCTCAGGTATAATTATAGATGCAGGTGCCCATGCGTTGCTAGCAGTAAGCCATGTTAGAACTTGTGCATTCGAGGGAGCGGTGCTAGAAACATCTCTCCCTTGAATACCTGACACTACAGGATAATAAATGTTTCCTGATAGGTCTCTACCAATTTCAACCTTTGAAATATTGAGGTTAGAAAAGTTACCATCAACCTCAGCATTGGTAAGAGGAACCCCTTTAACTAGTCTTAGGGTAAGATTTGCCATTTAATTATCCCAAATTCGTTAGCGATTAATTATTTATTAACTATTGCTAACAGTCCATGTGATACTTAGAGTATCCAAAGTTCCTTTGTTAACAACATCAAAAACTGTTCTGCAAAGTAAATCACCATTAGATGCAGCGTTAAAAATTCCAGCTTCGACTACAGCGTTTGCAGAGGATGGAGTTCCTGGATTAAATGTCGCTACATAGGTTACAACGTTTGCAGCAGTTGTTGCACTCGTTAAAGCAACCCGTGCAGTTTCTGTTCCGAGTGTTGTATTATTCAATGCTGCAGCGGTGTTGTTTGTACCAATAGCCATATGTGACATAACAACATTGGAATTGCTAGTCATTCTATGTGCAATGAAGTTTCTTCCTGTTTGTACAACAAGATTAGGAACGGTAAATTTTTGCTTGACTTCACCCAACTCGTTGGTTAGTACAACATCAAGCTTACCGAATGTTCTAAGATTTTCTTTAATCATTTTTTTGTCCTTAAGTTAAGATTCTGGATTCGCCAACATAATCCTCTGCGAAGTAGTTTCCTGTTATGTCCTGCAGATATCCTTCTTCAACGTATTCCTCAGAGAAATATTTAAGTGAGTTATCTACATAGACCTCTGCAAAATACCCCTCTGCGTCATATCCCGCTGTACCGTTTTCAACATAGTTTTGTGATAATAAAAGACCTGTGTTAGACAGTTGACTTACATCAACTAAGCCTTTGTTAGTAGAAATATTTATATTATCAGATAGTTGTACTATATCTGAAACTGTCTTTGTAAATACCAATCCAACGAATAGAGTGAAGGTGAAATTATCCGTATATGATGCAATATCAGACAATGCCTTTTCAAAGTTTCGAAGCGCCGCATCATTTTTATTCGTATTATCGGATAAGTTTGTATCAGTATCAAATGTGGGCGTATCTAGTGATGTAAAGGTGTCTGTCCTTACTGATGTAACATCAAAGATATTTTCTTCTGTTCTCTCTATGAGATCAGATAATACCTTGTTTGCATCATAAATAAGTTTTTCAATTTGATCATGCGTATCTGACAGAGCCTTACCTGCATTAAATGATAAAGAATCTTGGTGTTTTACTGCACGTCCAGAAGCAACATAATCTTCAAGGAAATAATCATTATTGTCTACATAATCTTGGAAATCATTCTCTTGAATTAGTCGATTAATGATTAAAAGACGGTTAAGAACATCTGTTGTTTGAACTTGATCCTGTGCAATTTTTTCAAAAAACTTAGAAATAATTTCTACTTGTATTGTGTCATCTAATACTCTTTTATTGAACTGCTTCGTAGCCAGTTCATTATAGTAAATTTTCGTATTAGATGTTGATAAAGCTTTTGTAAAGTCCTTTGCAGATACATCTAAATTTTCAGCTACTTCTGGACCTAAGACCTTGTTGAAGTCTTTTACAATTTGTTGAACAATGCCATTTACATCTAATAATATCTTATTTGAATCAAATGAAATAACTTCTATATTTACACCGATATCCTCAAGCCCTTTTGTAAACTCTCTTATTACCAACTCAGATGTAAAGGTTTCATCAGATACGGTTAGATATCTTGCAAGTAAAGTAACAACCGAATCGATTTGTGAAAAAACATCACTCTGTGGTTTAGTGACAGTTTTTTGAGGTGTATCAATTATATCTGCAGTATTAACTAAACTTTTTAATACGGTAAATATAGTCGTCTCAAGAACATCATTGATTTCAACAAACTTTTTATCTATTTGTTTAATTATGAATTCTGAGATAGATAGAAGGTCACTAAAATTCTTTTGAGGTGCAATTGAAACAGAATCTTGTTTAACTGTTTCATTATCAAATACTTTTAAAACGCTCTTTTGAGGTATATCTTCTAGTAATACGTTTTCTGAAAGAGCTTTTAGAGCTTCTAGAATCTTTGATTCTAAAACATCATTTACTTCATTAATTGCCTTACCCGTAAACAGAACTTTACTATCAGAAATGACTATGTTTTCAGCAAAGGGCTTAGCTAACTCTAAAACAAAGAATTCACTTTCCTGTACATTTTCTCGAAAATCTTTACTTAGTGATTTTACAAATATTTCAGATGTTAAAAATTCATCAATTGCAGGTTTGTTGAGAGTAAATGTAAACTTTTCAATGCTAACATCAATATCTTGTAGAAGTTTTGACAGGTCCTTTTCAACATTTTCAGATGTCAATAAAATATCTGCAACACCCTTACCCTTTGTTGCAATTAACAAATCTGTCGTTTGGGTATTTTCTGAAAAAGGCTTATTGAAGTTGAGATTTATAACATCAATCTCACTTACTCCGTCATTAGTAAAACTTCTATTTGCAAAGAGAATAGTAGTAAATACATCAGTGCTAGTTACTATATCCGCGAATAAAGGATTGAGATTTTGAACTACTCCACCTTCAGATAAAATAGTTCCTTTTCGCTTTACAGGATTAAGGACAGCATGAACTCCATTAGTCCCGATAACGGAACCCTTTGTTTTATTGTTTAAAACAAGGAGAACTGCCTTTTTTATACGCACAGTTATCTCGTTACTTGAGGATAGACCACAACTACACCTTCTATGGGTCTAAGAACAGTGTCATCCTTATAAATTTCAACATCGTAAACATATCTGCCGTACTTGAGATTCGCAGTTTGACTTGCAGAGAGCGCTAATGATATTGTACCATTAGATGCAGCTAGAATATTAGCAGTAAAGGTCGCCGCCACCGTGTTGGTTGCATAGTTTTTTCGAATTTGAGAGTTTGCAGTGTAACCTGTAAGATTAAACACCACATCGTCATCATCAAAAACCTGCACGATGGCGTTGTAGGTAGCGCCCTGATCTATATAGAGATTAGTTACGGTTCCCATTATCGACTCTTTTTAAGTTCTGCTATCTCTGCTCTTAGTTCTTCTACATCCTTAGTAAGTTCCTTCACTGCATTGACAAGAATCGGTATGATAAAGTCAGAGGTGAATCCTAACTTATCAGGATTTTCTGTTCCTACGATTACCGGATCCTCACCCTCTGCTGCTAAAACTTCTTGTGCACTAAATCCATAACGTTTTCTATTATCTTTTAGTTCATTCGTTTCACGATTCTTAAATGAGAATGTGATAGGATTAATATTGTTAAGGAAACACTTTCCATGAGGCACAGGACCAAAGATACACTTATCACGAATGTCAGATGGAACTGTCCAAGCAGTTTGAATACAAGATACAGTATGGCTTGAGTTCCCTAAAACAATTTGATTACAACCTGTTGTATTATTAATAAGTCCAGTTGCTCCATACCCTGCTCCACAACCTAAGAATATATTGTTATTTCCTGTTGTGTTGCATCTGCCGGCGTTAATGCCGATAAAGACATTAAAACACCCTGTAGTATTCCTACATCCCGCTTGCGAACCCAAGAATACATTACATCCACCAGTTGTATTATAATAACCTGCATTTAATCCGAAGAAATTATTATTAGCACCGGTAGTATTATAACAACCTGCATTTGTTCCGAAGAAATTATTATTAGTACCCGAGGTATTTTTATAACCTGCAAAGGCACCTAAGAAAGTATTATTACTACCATTAGAGTTATAATATCCTGCTCTACGTCCTATAAAAATATTACAACACCCTGTAGTATTTGCAAATCCCGTTCTTTCTCCTTCAAATATATTATAACATCCCGTACAATTGTATTTTCCTGCATACATTCCGGAGAATGAATTAAAATTCCCGCTTACATTACAAAATCCTGCGCCATACCCAAAGAATAAATTATTGTTTCCAGTTGTATTACCAAAGCCAGCACCTCTTCCGAGGGCTACATTACATCCACCAGTTGTATTACAATAACCCGCTGCTCGACCTGTGAAAATATTATAACTACCAAATGTAGTATTTGCTCCCGCAATATATCCAATGAAGGTATTGTGAATCCCTGTAGTGTGACACTGCCCTGTTAAATATCCTATAAATGTATTACAACTTCCTGTAGATGTTGCAAAACCTGCACAGGTACCTGCAAAAAAGTTATGCAAATTAGGATCTACCTCAAATCTTTGAATACCCCCCGTTGCCATAATAATAACATTGCTGGTTGATCCTGTTAATCCATTATTGGTGTTTAAACAACCTAAAATAATGTTATCACTACCTGATATTATGTTGCCCCCTGTCCGTCTACCTAGAAAGATATTTCTATTTCCTTGTTGATTATACCATCCAGCACAAGCACCTAAAGAAATGTTATCACACCCCACAGTGTTATAAAATCCTGCACAAGTACCTGCAAAAATATTACATCTACTGCTCATGTCACAACGACCAGCGTCACAACCTAAGAAAATATTTTCACAAGAACCTGTGGCGTTTCTGCCAGCATTCCTACCTAAGAAAATATTATCATTTCCACAACCCAAACAACCTGCTCGAGCTCCAATGTATATACTTCCAAATCCTCCTGAGTTACATTTTCCTGCTTCAATACCCAAGAAGGTATTATACGATCCATTACCACAGAATCCCGCACACTGCCCAATATAAATGTTAAACGCTGTATCAGTAGAACAATGTCCTGCACAAAATCCGGCAAAAAAGTTATTACAACCCGTTGTAATGCATCTTGCAGCGCAAGATCCAAATATGATATTATTAACGCCAGTTGTTATAGCTTGTGCTGCGCATCTTCCTGCGAAGAAGTTAAACCCTGTTGAGTTAATTGCAGAATGCGTAGAATTAGTTTGTGAGATAGTGTTTCCGCCTGCACCAAAGTAACTAAACACATTGCTTGACACGGGAACTGAAGTACAATATGTTGCAGTTGTAACTGCAGTCACGTGACCCCTATCATCAACCGTGATAGACGCAATACCTGATCCCCCTTGAAGACCATTTAGTGTTGATGTGTCGAAGTGGTTAATAGTTATAACGTTACCTTCATCAGCGGTTCCAGAGACAGTGATCATTGTCCCAGGTTCTACACGATTTGTATAGTTTCCTGTTGTGTCTGTTCCTAAAGCAATCGAATCAGCAGCTATCGTTGTTGCAATAGAAATTGATGTTGAATTTGGTCCCAGGACAACGTTTGCACTTCCTGTAACATCTCCAGTTAAAACAATATTTGCAACATCAGACCCCATCGTAATATTAGAAGCACTTGTAATTCTACCTTGTGCATCAACAGTAAATGAGGGGATTACTCTTGCATTACCATAAGTTGTTGCAGCTACACCGGTGTTGGTTAATCCAACGGTTATAACGTTTCCTTCATTTGCTGTACCTGTTGCAGTAAGTCCTGTTCCCCCTACAACACGATCTGTATAATTGCCTGTTGTATCTGTGCCAAGAGCAATAGAATCTGCTGCAATGGTTAATCCGATTGACAAACTATTTGTATTTTCGTTTGCTAGATTGATGCTGCCTGTTCCAGTAACATCTCCCGTAAAGGTAAGATTTACTGAGGGTTTACCTGTTGTTAACGTATAGGCTCTATCTATGAGAAGGTTAGATGCAGCAGTAACTCGCCCCTTAGAGTCAACAGTTACTAGTGAAACTGCATTTGCATTACCATAAGATCCCGCTGTTACACCAGTGTCTGCAAGCGCAACATTTGAAGCTGCAGTCAATCTACCGGTGCTATCAACAGTAAACGCTGCGTAAGTATTGCCACCACCATATGTTCCAGGAGTGACTGTTGTTGTGGGGAGCGTACCAGATCCCACTGAAGAAACTGTCATTGTAATCGCTAAATCATTTGTATTAGTTTGTGAAATATTAATATTTCCGGCACCTGTTGCATCACCCACAAATCTTAAATTGATAGAAGGTTTCTCTGTTACTGTAGTGTATCTTCTATCGATTAAAAGATTAGATGCACTCGTTATTCTTCCGAATGTATCAACGGTAATCTGTGGTACAGCATTTGCATTACCATAAGATGCTGCAGTTACACCAGATGTAGCAAGTGCTATTGTTGGTGTTGAACCCTCACCTGTTCCCCCTGTGACAGCGATTCCTGAACCTTGAGAAACTGTCTTAACATAATCCCCAATAGTGTGTGTGCCTAATGTTACAGAGTCATTTGCAACATTAGCAGAAATAGTTAAAATATTGGTTCCTGAGTTGGTTAAAAGAACGTTAGCAGAACCTGTAATATTTGCATTAAAGAGTACATTTATTGCGGGTTTATTAGTTTGGTTTGTCCAGTCAAGATAGTATGTTCCATGCTGACCGTCTAGAAAGTCTGCATCTAACAATGACCCAGAACCATCAACTTGTAAAATACTTGATAAAAGATTTGTATTAGAAACTGCACCCAAAAAAGATCCAACAGAAGTTACATTCGCTGAAATTGTAGGTTTGCCTTGCTCTGCGGGTGTAGCATTTGTTAAAGTAATACCAGATCCCTGAACTAGGTTTTCAACATAATTTCCTGTAGTATCTGTACCTAATGCAACAGAATCTGCTGCAACAGTAAGCCCAATGGATAAACTATTCGTGTTTTCATTGGAAAGATTAACACTACCTGAACCTGTAACATCTCCCGTAAACGACAAGTTTATAGATGGCTTCCCTGTTGTGAGGATATAAGCCCTATCGATTAAAAGATTAGATGATGCAGTTAATCTTCCGTCTTTTGTTACAGTAAATGAACTAACAGCGTTTGCATTTCCATACGATCCTGGCGTAACGTTAGTCATTGCTAGATTAACGGTTGGTGTGCTACTCTCTCCCGACCCACTATTGACTATAATATTCGATGTATCTGCAGAAGAAATTGACTTTACAAAATCACCTACAGTGTGTGTACCAAGAGTAACTGAATCAGCGGCTACGTTAGCATACACCTCTAAGAAATTTGTACCCTCACTTGATAGTAATAGGTTCGCATTACCAACGATATTACCTAAAAATCTAACATTCATTGATGGCTTATTTGTTACCAGCGCATAAGCTCTATCGATTAGAAGATTAGATGCATTAGTTATTCTACCGTCTTTAGTTACTGTAAATGTGCTAACTGCATTTGTATTACCATATACACCAGGAGTTACATTAGTCATTGCAAGGTTAACTGTCGGCGTTGTGCCTTCACCTACACCACTATTAACTATAATATTTGCTGTATCTGCAGAAGAAATTTCTTTTACATAATTACCAATAGTGTGAGTACCTAATGTTACAGAATCTGCAGCAACATTAGCCGAAATCGTAAGAATGTTAGTCCCTGAACTGGACAACAGTAAGTTTGCAGAGCCTGTGATATTCGCATTGAATAGAACATTAATTGCAGGTTTGCTAGTAACGTATGTTCCATAGTGTACATTAGCTAAAACATTCGCTGCAATAACATTACCTGTTATAATGGCGTTTGATGCTCCTACAATATTTCCAGAGACAACTGTGTCACGCGATACTAAAACATTTCCTGATACAACTGCGTCTCGAGTAACAACAACATTACCTAATGCGTTAATGTTGCCTGATGCAGTGATATTACCCGAAGCAATAACATTGATTGTAAACAGATTGTTGTCAAGATCGGCGATCTTAACACCCAACTCATTCGTCTTTAGACGCCATTCTTCGATTGTATCAAAGTTATTAACATTAGTAGTCGCCATTATTCTTTGCCCTGTAATTTAGTTGCTATCTGTTGTAACAAATCTTTTATCTCAGAAACATCTTTCTTGAGATTTTCAATGTCTCTACTATTATTTAATGCAGCTTCCTGTTGACTTTTTAATCTATTACGATTAATAATATAATCTTGATAACCTTTATTATCCGTATTCACAATAGCTTTTGAATATTCATCACGATATAGATTAGGATTGTCTTTAACTTTTCTTAAGGACATGCTATAATTCGTAGATCTTTAATTGAAGGTACCTGACTGCTATTCGATGATCTAAACACTATCTTAACAGTCACAGCAGTAAACAAAGGAAGATCATCGATCTCATAACTTACATCTGAAAAATCCCTGGGGTTTTCTGTTTTAGGAATAGTATTATCAGGTTGTGCGAGAGTGTAATTCTTTAATCCCAATGGCTCACTCGAACCTAAGTCAAGCGTTCGATAATAAACATCAATTTCTGCCTCTTTTGGTACATTAGCAGAGAATAGGATCTTTAAGAATCTCGAAGGATTTTGTAATGTTACTTGTTTAGTTACATATTTTGCTGCAGCAGAACCTCCTAAATAAGCTCTTTCATCTACAAATGAATCTCTTTGAATAAGTGTTACTACATTAGCTAGTTCTGTCTGTGTTGGGAATGTGGAATAAACGAAGACATTTGCGTTCCCTGTTAGGTCATTGGTTACTCGAGCAATAATGACGTTTGCATTAACTCCTGCGTTAGAAGAAATCTGCAATGATTTTCCTACATTTAAAGATCCTAATATATTAGCGACAATTTTACTTGTAGTTGTAATTAAATTGCCCGACAAACTAATATTTAAATTACTTGTTAAGACATTAGAAGTCTCATGTGTAAACATTACGTTTGCTTCTGTTATATTATCTATTCTATTAGAAACGACAACCGCAGATGTTCTATTAATGTCTATAATTGGTGATAGATTTTCAAGAGTTGACGAAAGAGTAGCTGTAATTTTTAAAGACTTTCTACCTACACCTGAACCCACAGATTCATTTGAAACACTCTTAACTGCTTTAGGTGATGGGAAGTAATTATTTTCATTTGCAATGATAGAGACTGCGTTATCTTTTGCTGAAGAAATTGTAGTTCCCGTAGTTACGTTGGCTTTAAATGAAATATCTGTTCCATTAAAGTTTCTAAATTCTATAATCGGTTGTAGAACACTGAATGTCAGATCACGAGTTGCTCTAATATTGCTTGAATAATGACTAATTGATAAACTTGCAAGATTGCCTTGTGTAATTGTGTAGGAGTCTAATAAAACATTACCTATGGTATGACTTTTATTAATATTAGCAGAGGGAATATTATACGCCCCATCAAATCCACTCAGAGTAACTGTTGATCCTTCAATCATTCCATGTGATGGATGCACCACAGTAATGACGGGTGAATTTGCCTTAAATGTTAATGCATTAGTTGGCAATCTTGTTAATTGTAAGGTTTCATTTACAACACTAAATTTAGCGGGTTGAGTTATATCAAATTGTGCGCGATAAAGTTTAAACTTTAAATCTTGAAGTTGATCTGCCGTCCAGGTTGATGCATTTTGTGATTTAAACAAAACACCTGCATATGGTTGTTGAGATATTCTTCTATCAGTTCCCAGAGCATTTTTACCTAATTCAGAAATCCAAACCTTATAGTTAATAGAATCTGTATATAAAACAATACAATATTCACCATTTTCCTCTACATAAACAGGACTTTTAAATGTAAATGTTGTTGCTTGTGTTGCATCTTCAGATAAAATAACATCCTCGGGATTTAAGGTTACCTTAGAGAAGGGAAGTGTTCTTGTTCCGGGATATCCATTTACCGTATTTCTAATTTCTAATGTTACGGGAAGATTTGAATCTTTTGATTGAAAGAAAATATCAACCTTTGTTAAAAAGCACCCGTTCTTTACATCAATAATGAATGTTTGTGCAAGAGGGTCGTACCAACCTGTATCGCCTATTACACGATCTGCAGTGTCTGTAACTGTGTCTGTTTGTCTCACAACCTCACGACTAACTTCTGCATTTCTTACAGATGCAACAGTTGATTGTCTTGTTTGAAGAGTGCCTGTTGCTGTGTAGTTCACCCTTCCTTGTGTATCTGCTAATAACTTGTTGTTAGTTGAACTGTCTGTGAATACTAATTCACGTGAGCCCGTTCGAAATTTTAAAAAGTTGGTATTAGGAATCAAAAAAGTTCCAGCTACGTCACCCGTAGCATTTGTTATAATGTTTGAACCCATCGGGGGTTGGGTTGTAGTAGCACCTAAAGTGCCTATTGCTCCAGAGATGGAACCTTGAACTATGTCACCCAAAAGTAATGTACCTTTTATATTATTAAGATACATTACATTTCCCGCTCCATAATAAGCCAAAACACCCGAACCGGGTGTAGTCGATAAAGTATAACTGGTTGATACACGGGTTTGCACATAGACAATATCACCCTTATTAAATGCACTTTGATGATTATTTTCTACTCTTCTTGCATTTAATACATTTTCCTCTGCATATTGTTCGGCTGAAGATTCATAATCAAATTTTCCTGACGAAGGTGTTATTGTAACATTTGCAGCGGGTGTGATATAGGCATTGACGTTTATTTCATCGAAGAATGCATGTAGTCGTGTGTTGGGTTTAAAATTTCTGCCAACATAAGTAACAAACCGAGATCTAATAAAGGGAATAGTTGCAGTTGAAACAATTCTATCATCAATAGTTCTTCTATCAATACGTGATACTACATTTGTACGTACACCTTCTCTAGCTATACCTCTTTGAGTAGAAGTTGTCTGTCGAAGTATTTGTCTAATTGCCATTTTCTTTCCTAATTTATTTTATACTTATATATTACCAGGTAGACGACCAGCCAGGATCAACTGCAGGGGCGTCCCATGAAGCAGCTATTCTTGCTTGTGTGCCTGCATCAGACATAGAGAATATTGTATCTGACCACAATCCCCCTCTACCAGTCAAGGTTGCCCATTCTTCACCTGTAGAGAATCCTTGACCTGCAGGGCTCAAAGACTCAACAGTTAAAGAGCCACCCACAGGTGTACCTGTCCATTGTGTTTGCCATGCATTCCAAACGGTGCCCAATGAACCTGTTGCAGTCAGTGATGCTACAGTTGCATTAAAATCACCTTCTTGATCTACCACAATATCTGGTCTTGTTTCTGTTTCAAACCATTCATCTCCTGGGGGATTCAGTGTAATTGATCCATTAAAAGATGATACGGCGAAGGGATTGATGTTTTCAGTTTGAGATGCATAAGATTGTTCAATTAGAGTTTTGTGAGTATATTTAAGAGTAATTAAGTCTCCAGTTACCTGGTAACCATTTGCGCTTCTACTTCCTGGCAACTCTTCAATCAAATTAACATTATTCATAACATGTAGAGGTCTTAACTCATTATTTTCCATGTCAACAGCACATCGATAATCTAATGAAGTTACTTCACCTACTCCATGACCTTCGAAGTTGTCTACTATAAATCCATTTTTAAATCTTTCTAATCCTAGAGAGTCACGAATTGATAATGATGCTGTATCTTGTTCTAATAAGGATAGTGCAGTGTAGTATTCGACATTTTCTAGACGCTTTTCTATTTCTCCTATTTCTCTCATCGTGTAACGTTTATTGTCAATGAATGAGATATTTACTTCTGGAGGGTTAGGATAAAATGTATAGGGAGAAAGATTTACCTTGTATAATGACATTCCTGTTACAGGATTTTCTGGATCTCGTGGAATAAGAGCAGATGCACCCGAAGTTACAAATATATTTCCTCTAAAATCCATACTGATTTTATCAGTTCTTGGGAGGTATTGTTCATAATCTAAAGTAATTTGGTAGTTTCGATGAGGCAATAAAGATGAACTAAATCCCGATTCGCCGGCACCTAACCCTGTTTTGCCAACCATAGGTGTAACGGGTGTTGGTCTGAAGTCAAGAACATCTGCTAGTCTAATGTAACCACCCACTACAGGTATATCCTCGTAATTAATATTAGAATACGAACTTGCGTCGAAGAAATCTCTACCTGTAGTATTTGTATGCTTAAAATAACGATAATCTACTCTAATATTTCCTGTTGGAATAGGATAACCCTGCTTTCTTACTAAAACAGATCTCTCGTAATGTGTAGGTCTTTGCCCACTATCAAATGAAAACCAACTGCTAATATCAACATTACCTGCAGCAGCGTTAGCAAATACTCCAATTTGTTTTACGCCATCAATACGATATACATCAAAATTTTCTAATAAAAGTGTTGAGGCCTTTGCTGCATCATTTGTTAGTAACTGTGACTTAACGATTGATTCTTTTGTTTTTGGTACAGAAGTTTTTCTTAGTGGAGCTAAAACAGTATAATTGTTCGACCCCGTTAGTCCAGTTAAAGTAAATCCCGCACCATTCGCATTAACATTTAACCCACCGGGTTTCTGTGTTTTTCCCCCTGCAGTTCTATTAATAACAACTAAATCGTCTGCAGACATATTTGGAGGAACTAAGACAGTTGAAGCAAAGGTTAGTGTACCTGCTGCCGCTGTTGCTTCTAGAGGTGTCAATACGTAATAGGTATGACTTGAAGTTGCCTTAATGCCATCAAATGGCATAGAGAATAGTGCGGGAGTATTTTCGGGTTCTCTTAATACTAATTCTGCCCTAAAATATTTAGAATTCGTAACAGTCGTCGCTGCAGGTGTAATATCAAGTGTATAGTCATCAGTAATTGAGGTGACTCTTCTTAACTGTTTAGAGATATCAATGTAAATATAATCTCCGGGTTTGAAATCTGTTGTGAAAGAAGTTCCTTGTCCCGTAACAGTTGATGATGCAACAGAAACTGTTTTGTCAAGTTCAACATAATCTGAGTTAACTCCCGGATCTAATTCATAATCAGCTATATTTGCGGTTAGATAAGTGGTGCCTCCCGAACTTGCAATTAATCTTTTAACATCACGCTGAAAACTAAAATTTTCATTGATGTTAATATTAAACAATGAAATTTTAAAAGTAGAATTTGTTAATGAAGCGTTACCGGAGTGAGGATATATACCTCTTACTCGAGCAGTGCCCACAACACTTCCTGTAGTCGCCTCTAAATTAGAATATAGTGTTACCACTGGCATTGTATTCAGATCAAAAGATGACATAGTTGAAGTCAGATATACATTTGATACAAGGGCATAATTACCTAAGGTCAAATCAACTTTTTCTGATGTTACAGATCTGGTATCTCGTGCTTTAGACATTGTAAGATATTGTGTTGCAATCTTTTCAATCTCATATCCATTAATATATGCCTTTCCTGGTTCGATTCCAATAGAAAGATTATTAACATCACCGGTTAAAGACAACCCTCTATTAAATGTGGGCGATTCAGTATACAACCAATCCACTGTACCATCGCTTACATTTCCGAGCGTATGAGTCGGTGCACTAGCACCTGCCGTGCCACTATTTAAAGCTACATATAAATTACCATTATGAAGAACAACATCCTTTCTAAGATATGCCTGCCCATTTGTCCAATTACCTCTATCATTGTTTCTATGTTCACGTATTTGAATTCTAAAAGGTTTTACTGTATAGTTACCTGATTCTTCGAATGTTCTACGCGCAAGAGTTTTTTCTAAAATGTTATATTGTGTTCGATTAACATTCTTTAAAATTACACCGTTTTCTATTCTAGCTAATTCAAAAAAATCTTGGTCAAAATCAGATGTAAGGGGTAATTTTGTTAAAATAAGCTCCATCTTAAATCTATCTGCACCGGGAGCTGATTCATTCGTAGTGCCTATAGCATTGTCATAAAGCGAACTATCATCAATTTCAGTAACTATACTTTCAGAAAGTGTTAATCCAATACGATAAGACGGTGTTCTTGAAAATTTTTCTAGAGGTATAGATTGTGGTAGCACTTTAACAAAGTTGTTACCTGCAAAGTACACACCTTCCTGAATAGAAGTGATCGATGAAGAAAACACGGCTTGTGTTGCGTTAGTAACAAAAACAGTGGAAGTTCCTTGAATCGTGATTGTTTCAGAGGTTCCAAATTCACTCGTAGTAAAGTTTGTACCCGTTTTTGTAAATCTTACAATGAGTGTTGGGGGATCATCACCTTCTGCATTAATTCCAAGAAGAACTAGAGCCTCAACTCCTGTTGTGCTTCCAACAATGATCTTATTTTCACCATCAAATAAAGTAGAGAGATTTGTTGATCCTACACTCGCAACGGTTAGTTTAACTGCCTTAACATTTGTGTCAATTGATATTTGACCGGGAATAACCATGGCACCTTCTTCGAAGAAGTGCTTACCCATTCTTTCAACCTGTTTCTGCATAATAGTTTGCAGCTGTGTAAGCTCTCGTGCTTGCACAGCAACACCAGGTTTAAACAGAATTCTATGGAATCCCTTATCCTCATCGTAATCATCATAATAAGGATTAACATTAAAATTGATTGCCATGGCTTCTCTTTAAAATTCTATAACTACGAAAATATCTTCTACCTGATCAGTAGCTCTTGTAATTACGTTTCTATTATCTATATAGATAATTTCACCTGAGCGAGGATCAACTGCAGCATTCCCTAATTCATGTATATAGCCAACACTTACTGTGTCAACATAAAGTTGATCATTAACAACAAATGGTCTAAAGTTAGCTTCTGCATTTGCAGATGTTTGTTCTGTTTGTACATAATTGATAACATTACCTATGTAACTCACTACAGTTGCGTTTGCTCCCGATGTAGCACCCTTGATAGTTGCACCTGATATTAACTTATATGAATTAGATATCACACCGTCAATTGTTCCATTTGAGTAAGCAGGTAACAATGTGTTCGCAGTTGTCAGAGTAGGAACTTTTGTTGTTCCATAAAGGAATGGGTCCTTTAAAACACCAATTTGTCTAAATTTAAAGTTATTCACAGGAATGATAGGTGCGTCAGACTGTTCAAATCTAACGTTAATCATCGCATAAATTCCACCTAATTCATCGATAGCA